GAATAACTATTTCTTCTGAAACGATCTCATTTTCAAAAGATCAAATAGCAGTAGAAAAAGAAATTGCAAAATTTAAAGAGCAAAAAATTGCTGCAATGGATGAAGGTATTCGTTGGAAGTCAAAACTGAATGATCTACCGGCTGCAGAACGTCAAATGCGCGGGGTTGTCGTAGAAGCAGAATTAAAGAAGTCCAAGACTGGACAAGCATTACTCAATGTCATCATGGCTCAATATGAAAACAGTTTAAAATTACTTGAGATGTAAAATGAAGGTATTCATAAAACAGGGTCATCGTTGGGATGTAACAGAAAATAAACAACAGATTCTTGATGCTGAAGAAGGAAACTATGTTTTTGCCGAAACAGAACAGGATGCAGTTGATCATATCAACAAATATATGAATAAGCTGCATCCTGATTTTGACATTGTAGGAAAAAATACATCTGGTTCTTTAATAGTCTTTAGTCCTCCACATTTGAATATGCATATAGGTGTGAACAGGGGAGTTGAATTAGTAAAAGAGCATAAAGAAGTTCTTGTTAATAATGCGTTGAAAATTGAACGGGCATGGCAAACAGAAAGCGGAAAATATCTTCAAGAATTTGGAATAATTAGAAATGGCAATTTTCTTGTATATTATCCTTCAAAAGCAAAATCTCAATATTTGTCTATTAAAAGACAGCATAAACTAGTTGAAAGAAAAGACTACATAACTCTTTATCACATTGAATGTGTTGTTTATGGAATAAAACATGAAATAAACAAGCTTGTAACAGAAAAATATTTGAAAATATCAATCGATGTCCCAAAGTGGGATAGGGAAGCAAAAAAAGAGTTAAAGAAAAAAGCTGCTTGCATAAAATTTATTGAACTCTGCAATTTAATGAATCAAATGTTTGGAAAATTCAGTTATAGACAAATTGATAAATTTCAAGAATTTAAGAAAATATGGAAAGAAAAAAAACCAGTATCTGCAAAAAATACATATGTTACACAAGAATTTTTTGATTTTATGCAGATCGAAGTTACAAAACGAAAACCAAAACCAAGAAAATTAAAGAATAAATGGTTAAAAGGGGGACAGCGGGATGGGGGGAATTATTAAATTACAAGTATCATGTCTATATTAATAAAAATACCATTTAAAGGAATTGCAAATGCACACAATACGAAGGATGCCACGGATAGACATGAAACGTGACGGCCCGGAGAAACAAAGAAAACGAAAAGCGATTATAAGATTAAGAATTCGAATCGCACCGGACACCCCCGAAAAGATGCTATGGTTCGCGGTGCTGTCACAGGCGGTCATGGACATTGGCAAAAAACGCAGAAAGAAGACATTTGTAAAACACTACTGGAACTCGGACACGTTTTTTACGAACCGATACCCTGATCGCTTGATCGAGGTCTCGGATTATCTCGATACGGACAGAACTTACATTTTGAGGATACTTAAGGACGAGGACGTGTGGCCGTTGCCGTATGATTATTATATTTAACTAAAGGAGAAATAACATGAAGGATAAACTCTTTTACTGTTTACAATGTAAAAAAGATGTCAATGAAGTCAATGTAGATGGATATGATTTCGGAGACAGGTGGCTCGAAGGTGTCACGTATCGAGTTAAAAATGTAGATGGAAGGCCAAAACTGCTTGGAATTGTTGATGCGGATAAGGTTATCAATCCAAAAGACGATGCCTACCTGAATAAACTAAACAACGACTATTGGAACAAAATGTGTCTTGAGCACTGTGAAGACCTCGACATAGCTTCCTGTCCAACTTGTGATAGTGGAATTCTGGTATGGGGAGCATCACCTCCTTACAAAATACCATGATGGACTTTTTTCCTGGGTATAATTAAATTCAAGTTCATGTATTTTCACATAATTTTGAACAGCTGATTCAACATCAAACTTGTCATAATCATGGCCACTGACAATCCCTCCTAATTTTACTTTTCGTGTCCATAAAATTATATCGAGCATTACAAAATCATATGCATGTTCACCATCAATGTATACAAAATCAAAAATGTTTTCAGGAAAACTTTTGGCAGCATCCTCACTAAATGTTTGCAACCATTCGGCATTATATCCTCTAAGAATATCATGAGCTTTTATCCGAGCATTTTCGTGGGAAGATACATTGTTTTTATTATATTCGCCCCACTTTGCAAGACTGTATTTGTGATCTGCATAGGGTTCTACTAAATAAAGTTTAAGTTCAGGAATATTTTTAAACATCGACAAAGCGTTTTCACCTTTATGGACCCCAATTTCACACCCAATCTTAAATCCAACTTGAGCAAACCTTCTGTATAATTCTTTTCTATTTCGAACATTATTAAACATTAAGTCTGATCAGCCGGCCGAATCTTCGTGCCGCCTCCTGTTTCGTATCGTGCTGAATCATCATGCAATGGAATTGTATCCGGAGTATATTTTTCTGTTTCTTCTGCAATTTTATCTCGATCTTCTTTGTTAAGATCCGGGAGAGTGTGTTTCTGAACTTTTTCCTGCATTCGAATACGATATGTCTTGCTTACCATGTTTCTCATAGATGTAAAAGCATTATCCAATGCAACAGCAAGGTCATCAATTGCAAATTCTTTATTTCTTATAACTTCAACATTTTTAAACAATTCATCCTTATTTTGCCATTTTAACCACAACCGAATTATCTGTAACTCAGATTCAGTCATGTTTTCGGATTTTTTGCTTAATTTCGAAAATAATTGCTGAAAGCTGTATCGAAGTGCCAATCCACTTTGGGATTCATTTGATACACGTTGGCCATGAATTCCGTCAAGATGAGACACTCTGTAACATTCACTGCTTTTTCTGTCCACCCATTCAAGAATTGCCTGGATAGGTTCATAAATTTCGGTCGGCATCCAATCTGGTTTTCCAGCTTCACCAACACTTGGGTCAAATTCATGAACAACTCTGGGTCCCGTGAACTCACTTGCATCATCATCTCCGCTATCAGGGCCTCCTCCTTTTTCCATCGGAACCCTCATCATTGGAAATCCAGCAAGTTTCAGGATTTCCTCTCCACACGATAAATTCCTCACAATGCTACAAACAATCCTGCTGACATCTACGATATCACTTACGCCAAGATATACATTCTGCATTTTTTTCATATTCGGCATCCATACAAATGGAATTTCATTCAATGGGTTTATACCTGTGCTAAGAAGCTCTGGTGTTTTTGTTCTTTCTTTAAATCCCCAACGTTCCCACTTCTTGGGCCACCACATCAAATAAGTCCCATCTTCTTCATATAACTTAAGATATTGGAGTTCCATTCTATGCGTCATTTCGTTTCTTTGAAAAGTCCAATCATAGATATTGGCTAACGAGTATGGAGAAACATATGGATAAACTCCCTGGTCTAATTCGTCTTTGATTGTTCTGCCTTGAAAAGTTGGTTTATTCACCAAAATTCCGATTGATCCGGTTACAGAACTTAATTTCTGAACTTCATTGGTAAAAATATTAAAATTTGTATTCTTTAAATCACAATCTTTTGTAAACATTTTCCATTGCGGATCTTCAGATAATTCCCCAACATCTCGAACAGCAGGAGTTTCTGTCAAGTAAAAGTTGAAAAGGTCAACAATCGATTGAGCATAATTAAAACTGTAGCCGTTTCTTTTCCTGTCTTCCCAATTTGCAGTAGATTCCCGGGTACTGTATCGATAAAGCGCATATTCAATAAACGGCATTCCTCCGTCATAAGTTAATGTATAAAAATTCCATTCCTCGATATTTTCTTTATATAAAGCATGTTTTTTCTCTAAATCTTCTTTATTCATTTCCAAAACCTCCTAAGTGTACTTCGTTTATATCGCGGCTTTGAAACCCATCGAAGAAACTGTGTTGTAGAATCCACATCGTCATCTTCTCTGCCTAAAGGAAATTGAGCTATCTGAGTTTCATATCGAATTAACCAGGGCGCATTTTCCGGCAGGTGAACATGCCCAGCTTCTATAATTGGAGATATTTCACTCGTACGAATGACTTTATTTGCATCTGGACGAATTGCAATAACTGGTATTCTTGTTTCAACATCAAGAACTTGAATTAAACTTTGTCCGGACGCTCTATCTTCAATCAAAACAGCAATAGAACCTATATTATATTTCATGTATCTATCATAAAGTCCAATTGCGCGTCTTTTTAATGCTGGGAATCCCATGCGTTTATTAAAAGCATGCAAAAGATAGTATCCGTCTGCAGCTATTCCCCATACTGTACATGAAGAAGGATCATTTAATTCGGATTCTTTAAATGCAGTATCCCAACTTAAAACAATTTTGTAGATTCCAAATGGTTTTTCAGTAGGAGGTTCACGTTTTGAAAAACAAGCAACCTCATATTTTTTAAGTTCTCTTTCGTCATATCTTTTAAACCAAGTCAATTTAACCATCCCGCCTTCTTCATCAAGCGGTCGTTGTTGATATTGAGAATTCCACTCTCTTGAACCTATTGATTGTTTAATATTTTCAAGTGTTTTAACGGGATAATCACTCGGCCATAATGCTTCACCTATTTTTCTTTTTATTTGATCGTGGTCTTCTGCAATTGCAGGTAATGACAATACATCCCATTGTTCTTTTCCTTCATCAAGAATCCTACCGGCAAGATCATCAAAATGCCACCGTGTATTATGAACAACCATTCCATCTGCTATAAAATTTTCTGAATCTTCAACCTCTAAATCAAAAACTTCCTGTTCTCCAGCAGGAATAATCTTCCTAACAGCAGTTGTGATAAATTCATCATTAATAAAAGTATCTTTCATGCTAAATCTTGCATTAATAGATTTAATTTCTTTGGGGCTATTAGGTGCTTTCTTCCTATAATTATAAATATTTATTCTTGATGGTGCATATCCACAGGACCGTGCCAAAAATCTTATATCTTGAATTAATTCTGGATTTGCATTACAAAAATAAAATCTGTTTTCAAGAGCACATCCATCTGCTTTGTTAAATCCATTCAAAAATAATTGTCGAACATATAATGGTTGTGAAAATAAAAATTTAGGAATTCTTTTGTTTTTAGCTCCTCCATAAACACCTAAATTATAAAAATATCTTCCAACATCAGCAATTTCAGTTCTATAATATCCATAATCTGTATCTTTTAAATTAGCATTAAATATTTTTTTAAATAAAGCTAAAATTTTATCTATAATATCTGGTTTATCTCCTTTTGCTACACATGTAATCCAACTTTTGGTTTTATAAGGAATATTATTATTATAATTTGTTTTGTTGTTTATCGTAACCCATCCATCACCAAACATAAATCCTAAAAGCCATGCTTCATCTTTGGACAATCTTGCCTTGTTTCTAAATAAAATTTTTCTTGATATAACAATCTCATCATTTTTTTTCAGGTCTGATAATGGTATCCATTGAAAAGAATCTTCTTTCTTAACAAGAAATGGATGACGAGAATTTCCACATACAGAATGGTTATCTGTAAACACAGTAAACACTTCATCAATACCTTGAGATATCCAATTTGTAACTTTTCTTGAAACATGTTTCCCGTTTTGATATGAAAGTATCTTGTCATTTTCACGAATAAATTTTAAAAGTTTCCAAGATCCGTCTGACATTAATATTGGAGTATCGCCCGTTAAACACATTACAATCACAATACGGTTGTCAGGCATAAGTCTTGTGAATGCAACAGCCTTAAACCATTCTATTATTTTCTTACGGCTCGTCAGACTTTCAGCGTCTTCACGACTTTTTATTGGGTCGTCGATAATAAATAAATTTGCACCCCTACCAACGATTGCACCTCCAACGCCTACACTGTAATATTGTCCTCCCTGATCAGTTGCTAGTTTATTTGCACCTTTGCTGTCTATGGATATAACACAATCTGGAAAAACAGCTTTATGAACAGAATCAATCATTTGATTTCTAACTTTACGGCCTACATCTCCGGCACGGTCATATGAATAGGTTGCAGCAATAATCTGATGTGATGGATTGCGTCCAAGATACCATGCGGGAAAAAATTCAGATACTTGCATGGTATTATGTGTTGGAATTAAAGTTTTACCTACAAGATAAAGGCCATCAGATCTATCAACACTAATAGAATTTCCGGGTTCCGGATCACATTCTGTCACAGATTTTATAGAAATTCGTCTTTGTGGTGCTAATCGTGTTATTTCTTTTCTTGGCACTCTAGTTGGAATTTTTAAAGTAGGTTGAAATCCAAGGTAACTAACTTCTTTTTTGCCAATTATTCCTGAAGATGATGTACATGGTTTTTGTTTATAGTGACATACATGCCATCCAAAAGATCGAACAAGTTCTTTTATATCACACGCTAAAATTGGATCTGCTGTTACAATTCTAACACGTCCTGTTTCACTTTCTAAAGATCCATCAGTATCGATCAACCCGGCTAACAATTGAAGTCTTTGTTCAATTGAAGAATATTTATAAATGTCTGGAATATGTTTATTGTTTAAAACATTGATATCGCGAAGTAAATCGAGCATTCCATCTTTATAATACTGATATATGACACCGGTTGTATTGTGAATCTGTCTATTGCCGTTTGTATATCCACACGCAACGACGGCTCGCAATACAACCTCATCTTCATGAGATGCGCAAATTTTAGGGGCTTCTGAATTTCCATCACCAAGCCATGCACCAAGTGCATATGGATGCATTGAAAGATTTTGTTTCGGGAATTGCAAAGGTTGAATCAATGGAAGCTGATACGTAAATCTGTTACCGCTAAAAAGCTTTCGTTGTTTTCCAAACTTGGTTGTTCGGATAAAATATTTTGTTTCAACTGTCTTCCATTCACCGTAAGATCGATCCCAAACAGTCCATTCATGGTTCTCATGACATTTTATTTTTTCGCCATTTGTGAATTCGACTTCTAAGTTTTGAATTGATTTTGGAGCAATCCAAGTAATCCTTGTTGGTTTGCCATCTATGCCAAAAACGTAGTCACCAACTTTTAAATCTCCATGTTTTCTTAAACCATCAGGTGTTTGTAAGTCAGTAAAATCACTACAACTTTTACCATGCCTCGGAGGCATAAAAATCATAAGCCTCCGGATTTCTCCGGATTCAAGGGCTTGGAGTTTATCTGAAATAAGATAATTGTGTGGGGAAAATCTATAAGAAGGGAATTGAACGCCTATATAGCTTTCAAAGAATCGATGACAAAGCTGTTCGGTTGTGTGTTTTTCAAGGTCACTTCGTTTAAGAAGTTTCATCTGGAGTAATATCTATTATATTTTCTTGTTTCCTAATAAGAGCATTGATGGCCGCATCTCTCTGTTCTTTTCCAACGATGTCATCTAAATTTACATGTGCATGAATACTTTTTTCGGCTGAATACACGCCAAGTATTTTTGCTTCTTTTTCAAAAAGTTTTGTCCATTCTTCAATCCATCGTGATCCTGAAGTGGCTCCACGACAAAGTTCAAACTTATCTATGCATGCTTTCATCATTCTGTTTAAGCTTAAAAGCATTCTTTCACGGTGTACATGCCAAATCTTAGGGTTCTCAATACGGAGTTCTTCGGTTAATTCCTGTAAATCTCTAGAAATTGTTGCTGAAGTTACATTTAAAGTTTTTGCAATTTCTGAAGCTCTAATATGTGGCTTTTCTCTAAAGATTCTAAGGACTTCTTTACGTCTTGCATGCATAGCTAACGATTTATTTTCTTTTATACCCATAATTTTTTCCTTGACATTGTATTTTAATAGGGGATAACTTGTATCTATGTCAAGAAATTTTTCTATATATAGTGGTTTTTGGATGGGTTAATGTCATTCGGTATTAACCTTTTTTTTGTTAACAACTGAAGGGGCGAGATGCTAAACGGAAGGAGCGAGAGCTATGGAACTTGTATTAGATGAAAATGGTCATGTGGTGTTGAAAGACGGTTTGCCGGTCTATAAGTATGAGGATGGATCTGAAAGCCCCTTTAATGCAAAAAAAACCTTGGACAATCTTAACAAAAAAAACACAGGTCTTGAAGAAGAAAAAAATCGACATTTTACAAAACTCAAGACAACTGAAAAGTTACTTGAAGGATACCAAGGAATGGATCCAAAGCAAGTTGCTGATGCGCTTGAAACCGTTAAAAATCTTAAAGGACAACAGATTTTAGATGCAAACGGAATAAAAGCGTTAAAATCTGACATGCGTGAAAGTTTTGAAGT